GATGATATCGATGTTAGTGAAGATATCGCCGCAGCTTTTTCTGGTTCAGATCTTTCAGAAGAATTCAAAGCGCAAGCCACTGAAATCTTCGAAACAGCTGTTGTATCAGCAGTTAATATGAAGCTCGCAGAAATCGCTGAGCAAGCTGAAGAAGAACATGCTGAAGAAATGCAAAGAATTGAAGAAGGTCTAACAACAAAGATCGACGAGTATCTTGATTATGTTGTTGAGCAGTGGATGCAAGAAAATAAACTAGCTGTTGAATCTGGTCTTCGTTCAGAAGTTACAGAGAATTTCCTCAGCGGTCTTCGCAATCTATTCGCAGAAAACTGGATTGATATCCCAGAAGAAAAAGTTGAAGTTGTTGAAGAGCTTGCTAGTGAAGTTGAGCAGCTCACAGCTACTCTTGACGAACAAATGCAAAAAAATATTGAACTCAAGAAACAAGTAGAAAAGTTTGAGCGTGAAATTGCTTTCGTAGATGTTTCCGAAGGTCTCACCGAGATGCAAATTGCAAAATTTGAATCTCTTGCTGAAGCAGTTGATTATGAAGATGCAGAAAGCTACAAACAAAAACTCGAAACGATTCGCACTAGTTTTTTCGAGAGCCGTAGCGAAGAAGTAACAGAAAGCAGAACTACACTTGATGAAGAATTTATCGAAACAAATGAGACATCGGAAAAGAAACTAGATCCAAGCATGCAAGTATACTCTGCAGCAATTAGCCGCTCAGTTAAGAAATAACTTTTTATAAATAATTAATGAAGAAACTTTCCCAAGAAAAAAAGGAGAAATTATGAGTTCAGAACATCTTATTCAAAAATGGCTGCCAGTTCTAGAGCACCCAGACCTTCCAGCAATTCGCGATTCACATCGCAGAAACGTAATGGCAACTCTTCTTGAAAATCAAGAAAAGTCGTCACGTGAAGACGGTTATGGTTCAGGCGGCTATCGTGGCACATCACTATTAGGCGAGGCAATTGCTTCACCAACTAACGCAATGGGCGCTTCAAGCTCAACAGCTTCAGCAGGCGCGATCGATACTTTCGATCCAGTTCTGATCTCGCTGGTTCGTCGTTCAATGCCTAATCTAATCGCTTATGACATCTGCGGCGTTCAGCCAATGACTGGTCCTACTGGTTTGATTTTTGCAATGCGTTCACGCTTTACCAATCAGACTGGCACAGAAGCTCTGTTCAACGAAGCCAATACTACGTTCTCGGCTTCAGCTGCTGGTAACACTGCTTCTATCCAAGCTGCTAACGCATCTGGTGGAACTGGTCAAACAGGTAATGATCCTACAGCCCGCGCTTCAGGATCAGGATACACCGTTGAGACAGGTATGACAACGACTTCTGCTGAATCTCTCGGATATGGTGCTAATCATCAATTCCAAGAAATGGCATTCTCGATCGAAAAGATTGCCGTCACTGCAGTTAGCCGTGCTCTAAAAGCTGAATACACAATGGAACTTGCACAGGATCTAAAAGCTGTTCATGGTCTTGATGCAGAAACAGAACTTTCAAATATTCTTTCGGCTGAAGTTCTTGCTGAAATTAACCGTGAAGTTATCCGCACAATCAATTACTCAGCCACTGCTGGTGCACAAGAAAACGTAACAACTGCTGGAACGTTCAATCTTGATACCGATTCAAACGGTCGTTGGATGGTTGAGAAGTTCAAGGGTCTTCTGTTCCAAATCGAACGTGATGCGAACCAGATTGCAAAAGCTACACGTCGTGGCAAAGCTAACATCATGATTTGTTCATCTGATGTTGCTTCTGCTCTTCAAATGGCTGGTGTTCTTGATTACACTCCAGCGATGGCTGTAAATCTTCAAGTTGATGACACTGGAAGCACTTTTGCTGGAACATTGAACGGTCGTATCAAAGTTTACATCGATCCATATTTCTCTTCGTCAACCGGCAAGCAATACTTCACGCTCGGTTACAAAGGAAGTTCAGCGTTCGATGCTGGTCTGTTCTACTGCCCATACGTTCCCCTCCAAATGGTTCGTGCGGTTGGTCAAGATACATTCCAACCAAAGATTGGCTTCAAAACACGTTATGGTATGGTTGCTAATCCGTTCGCAACAAATGATGCGAATGGTATTCCTGCCCGTCTAGGCAGCGGCGATGGCAATAAATACTATCGCTTTGTCGCTGTAACAAACTTGATGTAATTCTGAAAAGTCTTACTGCAAGATAAAAAAGGCCCTGGAAGAGATTCTGGGGTTTTTTTTGAATTTATAACTATAATTGTGGTATACTTAATGGGGGTGTAAAAGCTCCCATTTTTTTAAGGAATCCTATGTCCATGATTTTTATTGGTGCTAAACTAGCCGCAGCAGCTGGCGGGCTTTTCGGAGGATTATCAGTCATGGCGTTCATGAAACCTTCAACATTATTAGATGCTACCATTAGAGGTGGAATATCCACAGGAGCTGCAATCATAGGATCAACTCTCATGATCGACACTATGAATTGGTCAGACGCAGTTGAGTATCATGCTATATCAGGCGCAATAATTGGATTTTGTGCTTGGAGCGTATTGGGTATGTTTGCTAGAGTTTTTATCAAAGTTGAACAAAATAAGCTAGACGTAATTCAAGTTGCGACTGCAATAAATAATCTAGACGAAGCAATGAAACCTGCAGCACCTAAAGTTCGTAGAAAAAGGGTTGTTAAAAAATACTAAATATAGTTTTGAACGGAAAAATAAACTATGAGTATTTCTGATAATCAGCCAACGAATTTAAATTATTTATCGCAGTTAGGATTTCGCTTTTCATTAAAGAAACTACCTAACGTAAATTATTTTTGTCAGAAAGTTTCTCTACCTAGTATTTCACTCAGCGTAGTGGAAACACAAACTCCCTTTGGTGTTCTTCCTAGGGCTGGCGATAAATTGACTTATGCTACGATTCCAATTTCATTTAGAGTAGATGAAGATTTTAAAAACTACATCGAAATTCATGATTGGATGATAGGCTTAGGTCACCCAAACTCATTAGATCAAACAAGACAGCTGTCTGAAAATATGCCTGGGCCTATTCGTCGTTTAGGAAGTGCGGCATCTTTCGTTTCAGACGGCACACTAAATATTCAGACGAGTAATAGAAATCCATCGATTAATATATTTTTCTATGATATGTTTCCTACGGACTTAACAGAGTTGGCTTTTGATACGACTTCGTCTGATATTGATTATCTTGAAGCCACTGCTACTTTTAGATACAGACGTTACGCCATAGAGAGGATCGCCTAATATGATGACCCTTCGGAACACCTGTATTATGTTATAAATCGACCTAATTGTCAAGGGTTGTCTCTAGCCAAAAATAAGTCTTTACTTTCTTCGTAATTTATTATATAATGGTGCTTATGAAAATTGATGAAATTCTAACTGAGTGGAAAAACGATACCGAGCTAGATGACTTGAATCTAGACAAGGAGTCCGTTCGCATACCAAATTTGCATGCGAAGTATATAACATTACTGTCTAATGATCGAAGACTCCTTCGTGGATATCAGAGTCAGAAAAAACAAATCATTTCAAGATTGCGAAATTACTATTCTGGATCTGCAACTCAGCAAGAATTAGCTGATCTTGGTCGAGAACAATTCTTAGGAAAAACTCTTAAGAATGAGATTATGATTAATGTAGAATTAGATGAGTCGATAATTTCTATTGACGCTAAGATATCCCTTCTCGAAGTAAAAGTTTTGGCGCTAGAGGAAATTATGAAATCTATTAATTCTAGAGGTTATCAAATTAAAAATGCAATCGACTGGCGTCGGTTAACCCTTGGTGCATAAATTTGTCATCTGATATAATAATCCACAAGATCAATGAATCTAGGATCAAAATAGAAACAAATCAAGGAATACTGAGGGAGATCTCAGAAAGATTCACATTCGATGTTCCTGGTGCAAAATTCATGCCATCCTATAAGAGTCGTCATTGGGATGGAAAAATGCGTTTGATTGACTCTAGAAATAATACCACATTTGCTGGACTTCATTCTGCGATTGAAGAATTTGCAAATGAGCGATCATATAGTTATGAAGCGCACGAAGATTTACAATGCAATGATGAGATATCTTTAACAGAAGCGAATGAATTTATAAGCTCATTGAAATTGCCAGTCGTTCCTCACGAACATCAAATCAGAGCATTTACCTTAGCAGTAAGAAATAAAAGATCAGTTTTAATTTCTCCGACAGCTAGTGGAAAATCATTAATAGCATACTTGATAGTTAGATGGTATAATGTAAAGACGCTAATCGTAGTCCCGACGATATCTCTTGTCGCTCAATTAGCAAAAGATTTTATTTCGTATGGTTATAAAGAACCTATACATCAAGTTGTTTCCGGCATTGAAAAAGAAACAACTGGAAAGATTACGATCTCCACTTGGCAGTCGATGTATAATATGCCACAGGAATTCTTTTCGGACTTTCAAGTTGTCATTGGTGACGAAGCGCATAATTTTAAAGCAAAGAGCTTGACTGGTATTATGGGCAAGATGATCAATACCCAGTATAGATTTGGCATGACTGGAACTCTAGATGGCGCTCAGGTTCACGAATTAGTGTTGCTTGGTTTATTTGGAAAAATAGAAAGAATAATCCAGACAAGTGAGCTCATTGATTCTGGTAAACTCGCTTCTATCGATATTAAAATTATCATACTGAAACATCCAAAACAAAATGCAGCAGATAGAACATATCCGGAAGAGATCGAATACATTATTTCTAATTCTGCTAGGAATAAGTTTATAACGAATCTTGCTCTGTCGTTGAAAGGAAATACATTATTACTCTATACGTTTGTTGAAAAACACGGTCAAATACTATATGACATGATACGTGAGAAAAATGATCCTACACATTCTTGCTATTTTGTTAGTGGAGATGTTGATGGAGATGAAAGAGAAAATATTCGTGGTTTGGTAGAACGTTCGAGCGATAGCATAATCGTAGCTTCGTTTGGAACATTTTCAACAGGTATAAATATTAAAAATCTTCATAATATTATATTTGCAAGTCCCACCAAGAGTAGGATTAGAACTTTGCAGTCAATTGGTCGTGGGCTTAGAGTTAGTGATACGAAAGTTTCTTGCAAACTATTCGACATCGCAGATGATCTATCTTTGAAAAAGAATAAGAACTTCACATTAAGTCATCTTATAGAACGCGTTAGGATGTATAATGAAGAATCCTTCCCGTATCAAATTTACACTATTAAACTAAAGGATTCCAATGAGTGATATTGTATATGTTAAAGTTAGCAATGGCGAAGATATTATTGCTACAGTTTTGGACGAAGATGATGAATGTTATTTTATAACTTGCCCATTTAGGTTTATGTATACACGAGATCCAGCAACGAATATTATTGGTACAGCAATGATCCCGTGGGTTCCACTCGAAGAGCTTATGGAATCTATATTTCAAATTTACAAATTTAACATAATAACTTTTTCTCAAGCGCCAGAAAAGATGAAAACGACATATGAAAATCGTATAAAATCTTCCAAGATAGATGTGCTAAAAAATATACAGGATTTGTATGAAGCCATCGAAAAAAATCCTGATTTAAATAATCTTCTTAACGCTAATACAATAAACGATCTCATTCACTAAGGAAATATATTATGACGATCACCGCCAAAGAGGTCACTACTAAAGCGATCTCTGCTAAAATGAGACCCCATTACGTCGACAATGCTAAGTTGTATCAAGCGATGATAGAATATAAAGCGAAATATAACGAAAGTGTTTCTGCGAATGCTCCTCCTGCAAGAATATCCAATTACATTGGAGAGTGTATTATGAAAATTTCCACTCACTTAGCATACAAGCCTAACTTTTCTAATTACACATTTAGAGAAGAAATGATTTCTGATGGTGTAGAAAATTGTCTACAATACATTAGTAATTTTGATCCAGCCAAATCCAAAAATCCATTTGCATATTTTACTCAGATAATTTACTTCGCATTCATTCGTAGGATCATGAAAGAGAAAAAATATCTGTATACAAAATATGCAGCTATAGGACGGGCAAATATGGTCCATGAAACTTCACAACTTCAGGATCATGACCGTGGACATGACTATAATGATAAGATACAATATGGCGAATGGTCTCAAGAACAGATGGATACGTTCATGGACGACTTCGAGAAAAAGGCTCTGATTAAGAAAAAGAAAAATAAACAGAAAGCCGCTACATGAAAATAGCCATACTTGGAGATTTACACTTTGGCGCAAGGAACGATAGTCAAGAATTTCTTTCTTATTTCGACAAATTTTTTGAGGAAATTTATTTTCCAGAATTAGAGAAACGCGGGATTAGTGAAGTTATTCAGCTTGGAGATATCGTTGATCGTAGAAAGTTCATCAATTATTTGACTCTGAATAAACTCAAATCGTTTATTGATAAACACAGAGACAACAATATTACCCTACACGTTCTTATTGGAAACCATGACGTTCCGTTTAGGAACACGAATTCTATAAATTCGATGAATGAATTATTTTCTGAACACACCTCTCTTAATTCTTATGCTGATCCTAAAGAAATAGAAATTGATGGTTGTAAAGTATTAATGATGCCATGGATTAATAGTTCTAACTATGAAGAATGCATGGATATAATGAAGACAACTAAGGCTCAAATTTTATTTGGTCATTTAGAAATAAAGGGCTTTGAGATGTATAGGGGAATGCCTTCTCATGACGGATTTGATGTTTCTAAATTTGATAAATTTGATACTGTGTTTTCTGGACACTTTCATAGAAAATCAGAAAGTGGAAACATCAAATATGTAGGAACTCCTTATGAAATAACTTGGTCAGATCATGGAGATCCTCGCGGGTTTCATATATGGGATACTGAAACTAGAGAACTAGAATTTATTGAAAACACGAATAAGATGTTTTATAAAGTTTGGTATGACGACGCTGAACAGACGCTAGATAAACTTCTAAGCCAAAATTTTGATCATTTGAAATCTTCATACGTGAAAGTCATTGTTCAGAATAAAACCAATCCTTATTGGTTTGACTTGTTTGTAAATAAAATTTACGAAGCATCTCCGTCAGATGTTACGATTGTTGACGATCACAGAAATATGAACGACATCGACACAAATGACTTAGCCAACGAAGCTGAAGACACTTTAACAATTTTGTCCAAATATGTTGGAAACTTAGAAACCAATGTTGATAAAAAAGACCTTGACAAATTAATGCATTCGTTATATACTGAGTCTTTATCTATGGAACTGGATGAATGCTAAAATTTAAATCTGTTAGATGGAAAAATTTACTGTCTACAGGAAGCGCCTTTACAGAGATTCTATTAGATAGAAATACAAATACTCTAGTTGTTGGAGAAAATGGTGCTGGAAAATCTTCTGTTCTAGATGCTCTTTGTTTCGTTCTTTATGGTAAGCCCTTTCGTAAGATCAAAAAAGATCAGCTAGTTAATTCCATCAACGGTCGTGAAGTTGTTGTAGAAATTGAATTCGAAATATACAACAAGAAATATAAAATTATTCGCGGAATAAAACCTACGATTTTTGAAATATATCAGAATGGTGCTTTATTAGATCAGGACGCTGCTAGTAGAGACTATCAGGAGTATCTAGAGAAGAATATTCTGAGAATGAACATGAAGTCGTTCACTCAGATCGTAATTTTAGGATCATCATCTTTTGTTCCATTCATGCAACTCCC